ATCTGGGTACGATCATAATAATCTTTTCTGTTGTCAGCTTTAATTAAACCTTTATCTCTAAGACCTTGTCGGCACAACTGTTTAAGGATATCTAGCGAAGAAGCTCCAGTCTCTAAGCCTAAGTCGTGTAGCTTCGAATCGGGGACGCTGATCTCTGGGAGTTTAACTCCTACAGGAAATGGGGTTTTATATCTCATAGTTCTATGTCGTAAAGTTGTTTGTGGAATATTTCGAAATTCATTTCTATATCGTAAAGAGCATCATGCAACCTTTTAGCGTCAAAGTCAATCTCATACTTTTTAAGTAGAGTTAATTGGGATGTTTTAAGACCTCTCTCTCTATAGTTGAGCCATCTATACTGCCAATAGATAAAATCATGATTGGGCACAGGAGACTCTTTGGCAATAGCTGTAGCTATAGCTTTTGTATCAATGATTCTATTGATATAATCTTGATGTAACGGCTCTCCAATAAGTTTCCTCCAAACATCAATCATATAAACATCAAAACCCAAGAGATTTTGTCCTACTATTTTATAAGAGTCGTCATATAAATACTTTGAAAATTCATCCCAAACCTTCTTGGGGTCTTCAGCATTCTTCTCGTAGTGAGATTGGCTGAACCCAGTTATTCTTGCAGCGTCTTTCGATACGTTTAAATCGTCCCAATATATAAGCTTATCATACTTCTTAATAATTTTGTTGCCCTGCGCAACAATCCAAGCCGCTTGCCAGGGCTTAGATTTAACCAAATTCAAACCTTCGGTTTCTGTATCAAAAATTATATACTTTTGATTTCTGTTGTATCTTAATAAGTCGTTGTTCATTACTTGGTATTTTCTATGTATGATTCAAAGCAAAACTCGTCACTAGAGAAGTGACTTAAGTTAGGGCACGACAATGTAGCTTGTCTACCAAAGCTTCTATTACAAAGAATCTTGTATGTCTGAAGAGCTTCTACATCTTCTTTGTTCTTATAGTATATAGACTTAACATGACTCATGTCATAACAGTCTTCCGCATACTCTAAAACTTTTTGACAAATAAGGCGATCATAAGGTAAGTTGTTATTCTCAACCCAAAACCTAGGATTTAACCCCTCCAGGTCTGGAATACAGTTCTTTAAATAAAGGTTGTTCTGATGTATAAAGCTGTCATAAAAAGGGACCACAAAACATAAGGATTCATTATCCCAAAATGATTTCAAATCCTTATAAGTAAGCTTTCCGCCGTTCTCGACAAAAGCCAAAGAGTATATCTTATTTAGGAGTTTGCAGCCTAAATCATTCATTGCGAATATCACGGCCTTATGATCAGAATCATCTTCTAGGTCTTCATTACAAAGAGTAATCCTAAGGCCATAAGTTAGGTCTTTTCCTCTTTGTTTGCACAAGTGAAAAGCTTTCATAAAGCTGGTTAAGTTATCCTCAACGATGGTGACATTATTCATGTCTCCTTCATCGCAGATATCTATTATCTCATCTAGAGTCAATATACTCTTACCTGTAGAGTATGTCGACTTAAATATGGGCTTGATCATGTTATGATGGTAACATCATAATATAAAAAAGTCAAGAAGAATGTGCTGGGCATCCTGCATAATATTTCATTTCATAAGTACCTCCTTCTGGAACTAGATCCTCAGAAAACTCATCATCAAAACAAGACTTGTAAAAGTTACCTTCCGCGTCCTTAATGTCATAATAAAAGAAGTCAAACTTCATTCCGCAATGCCACATTGGCGAACCATCTTTCTTAAGTTGTCCTTTTTCCTTGGCAAAACCACAAAGAAGTTTACAGCTAAATGATCCATCACTAGGAAAACCTTTATATGCAGCCATGTTTTTAGTGGCAGACTCCTCATTGAAGTTGTCTAGATATTTTTGTATCTCTGTTAAGTGGTGTTCAAAACCGTGAAGATCATGCTCATCAAGAGGCTCCATCCTAACAATACCGCTTTTTTTGACATCTGGAATCAAGTCAAACTTCAAGAACAAGAATTCACTTTGTTTTGTCTCGTACTCTGGGAATAAATGCTTTACAGCGAGGCTATACATAAGGTCTTGCATGTTGTCCTCTGCATCTTTACCTTTAAATGTTTCCTTACTGGTTTTAAAGTCTCTAATCAAGGCAAACTTTTTGTCTTTGTATAAGAACAGCTTGTCGATAAAACCTCTTATTTTATATTTAACAGTTCCATCATTAACTACAATATGGAAGTCTTTCTCAGAATGTTCTTCAGTGGGCTCTTGATCAGTGTTTCCAAAGAAATCATACATCAAACCATTGAGGGTCATTTCCTTCATCATTTGAACATTATCTTCATCATCTACGCCTTCTCTGATAGCGTGTTTCATGATCAACCTTTTAATAGAAGGTACGCTAAATACGTCAAGCGTTCTTACGATCTCGTCGAAATAATGTCTTCTTCTTTTTTCACCGAGCACCTCAAAGATTAAGTGGCATATAGAACCCCTCCTAGCCCCATCATTACTCCTGTCTGGAAGTTTTAATTTATACTTAGCCCAATACAACCAGGAACAACTCTCTGCTGTCTTGATTCTGCTAGCTGATAATGTTGTTATTGGTTCACTCATTTATTTTTTTTGCTTTTTTAATATGGCTTTTAGAAAACTTCTGGTAGTTCTCCGAAACGAAGCTGGATATAAAAGACCTTTGCTTTTTTATATCAACTTTATCATTAGACCAGTCTTTTAAAGATTTACCAGACTCATGTGCCTCTCCAAGATCATTAAAACCTTTCGGTGGGTTTTTAATTTGAATAGAATCAAGATCAAAATAAGCTGAGAGTTTTAAAAAGTTTTTAATCGAAGCCATCAAACCCCTATTCTCTTTCGAATTGAAATCATTGTTACCAGCTATAATTATTCTTTCTAAACTTTTACTAGATAAATAAGTTATAATTGAAGCACTGACAGAAAGACCAAAAATAACTAACACATTCTTTATGCCTTCTTCATAAAGGGACATTGCATCACCAATACTTTCTACAAGATACACTTCTTTAGACTTTGTTATTATAGAGTCTACACTCTCTTCGTTTGGTATATAGGCTGGGTATATCCAGTTATTTTTTTTACCTAAGTGTTTCCATTTTGCAAAATCATTGTCATCAACTCTTCTACCTGAGAAACCTATAATTTGAGAGTGTTCATTATAAACAGGGAAAACCATTCTGCGATACATCTGACCAGAGCCAGCTAGACCAACCTTGAAAGCAGACTGTGTTGACTCTGATATTTTTTTGCATTTATAAAAATTGTAGTTAGGGAACAATTTATCTAAAACAGAATTGTCGTAAGTTTTCTCCATTTGTATTAATGCTTTTTGTTTGTATTCAGTAAAATCTTCAGAGTTTGAGTCTATCGACTTTAGGATTGTTTTTAATTTATCTTTATCGTCTTTTAATGTAAGCTGTATAAGAGCTTCAAAAGGTTTTGACTTATTGCCTTGAATAAAGTCTATCCATACCCCTGTGTTTTTATATATCTGCAGCGCCGTAGGGTTGTCTCCATCCCTATACACAGCCCTGGTTCTCCAATGGTTACCGCAATCAACAAGATTGTAACCAATGTTTTCTAGGATTTGTTTCATGTCTGCTATATCATTCAAAACTAGGAACCTGTTGTACTTCTGACCCATCTATCTCTGCATGACCTTCGTCAGACCTAACTATATCACGAAGATCTCCTCTTTCCGTAATGTTAAAGTTAGCAAAGTTGAGGTTTATAAAGTTTTTACGAAGAGTGTCTCCGACTTGGATAGGTTCCAGAGCTCCAGCGATGTCTTGTCCTAAGTGTCTGCTTTTAATGTTGACTAACTTATGGGTTCCAAAGTTGCTCCCTTCAATTTCTATTTCATCAGCAGTTTTACTTCTTAGGATAAACATGTGAGAACAGAATTGAATAATTCTATCAGAGAGAGACACGATGCTCTCATCGTCAACCACATTCTGAGCGTTTCTGTTGTTCGTTATTCCATACCTATTGGACTGGACAGAGGTTATCATTGGTATGATAGGTTCGCCTTCATGAAGTATTTCTTTCTGGACACACTTCTTGAACTTGTCGACCATTTCCCCAACAATCTGCCACTCGTTTTTATTGGCGGAAGCTTCGCTTGTGGTTTTGATGTAGTCAAAAGAAAAAATCATCTTGTTGCCTCTGCCTACTTTGGAGAAGTAAAAGCGCTTCAATGTATTAACCATTGAGTCAACATCTAGACCTCCAACATTATAGTAATAAAATTTTAGGTTTTTAACCTTAGGCCAAACAGAACGAACTTTATCTACAACATCGCTACCAGCTTGTCTCCACTTACCGCTTTCAAGTAGATGCATCGGTACGCCAGATAAAGAAGCACACTGCCTCATTATAAGTTCCTCTTTACTCATCTCTCCGTTATCAAAATGCAAAACAGGAACGTCGTATTTTAAGCTTACCTTAGTGGCATAATCCATGCAAAACTGAGTTTTACCAACACCAGATCTTGCAACAATAACCGTAATATTACCAGGCCTAAGAAGTGACCCGTAAATCTTATTAACTGTTGGGTGTGGTCCCATCATGCCAAACTCTACGACAGGGTTATTACCCCTATCCTCGATAACGAACTCCATTTCATCATATATGTTTTCTGGTAAATTATCACCAGCTTCGTATAGATTTATTTTAGAATTGTAAACCTGGTCTGCTTTTTCTATGATTTCTGTATATGGAATTTCTGGAGAAATCTTCTTCATCTCACTAGCCACATCTTGAGCGGCTTTGTAAATACCTCTTCTTACCGAAGTCTTTTTGAGTTCTTTTGCTGTTTTAATTACATTACCAACAGGAACCTTCCTTAATGCTAACGACTTAATATAATCAGAGGGGTTTAAATTATCTTCAAAAGATAACCCTATGCTCGCTATTCTGTCAGCAACGATAATCTCATCGATATCCTCACCAGACTGATGTGCTTGCTTTATTACAGTAAAAATGGTTTTGTGCAGATTGCTCTCTTCTGAATAGAAATCATCATTATTGATGAAGTTTGATATTTCAGAAAAGGAATCTGGATCTTTTATAAGACCAGCTAGCAGCTGTTTTTCTAGTTCTAGATTGTAAATCATTTTGTTTGTATATTGTCGTATCTTTTTAGGTATGAGCTCATTGCTTTCATTAGTCCTGACTCAATAATTTGAGACTCGCAATTATTAAATATGATAGGTCTACCCTTCTCGTCACAATGGACCAATATTAAACCTTTATACTTGTCAGCCGAACCCGTAAACTCGTACAACTTATCTAAAAAATTTTCTGGTATCACAAATACTGCTTCTTCATTCATAAATATATATCTTGGTCTGTAAAGTATGTTGGGCTTAGTTTATCTTTTGGGTATATCTCTACAAGCTTTATACCATTGATCTCACAGAAATCAAGCTTTTTCTGATCTCTTTTCAATTGATCTAAATATTTTAATTTGTTTTTGTGAAAGTGCTTGACGTATTTTAAATGTTGAGCTCCTTGAACCTCAATTGCAATCTTTTTGTTTGCGTTATAAAAGTCAAGAGACAATCTGGAGCCAACAACTCGGAATTCTTCAAAAACAATATCGTTAAACCAGTAGTCTCTTAAAAAGTTTTTCACATTATTTTGAAATTTACTTCGACTAGAGCCATCCCAATCTATTAGATATTTTTTGGGGTTTTTTAGGTTTCTTGTTTTTCCATATGAATCATAAAACTTCATGAAAATTCATTGATCGCTTTTTTGAAATAATCAACTAGGAAATC